GAAACGTTCGCATACACACCAATGATCTACTATGTGTTTGAGCGTGGTGAGCCAATCAAGTTTGTTGGTAAGACATGGGGATTGCGGAAGAGTTATTTTAATACAGTAGGAATCGTAGTGTTTGTTCATCATCTGAATTAAATGGAAGGTCGTAAAGACATAGATGTTATCCTAAAATGAAAAGCTATGGGAAATTTTTTGCTCTATGTCTTTCTTTATTGCTTAGTGGTTGTATGTATAGTAAAGGCATTCAACAAACTCAAAAGCTGGTGAGTGAGATAGTAATCAATCCTAATCTTCAATACTTAGTTGATCAGTTCAATGCTGGTAAGTCTGGCGTTGTGCAGGAAGGTTCTTCACGCAGTGGTAAGACTTGGGCAGACATCGACTTTATTATATGGCTATGCTCGTCAGTCGAAACAAACGCAACAATTAACATCATCAAAGAAACATATAAGTCATTTAAGACTACGTTGTATGACGACTTCAATAGACGGTTGCCGATGTTTGGTATATCATCTCCATTCGTTGACCGCTCTGATGTAGCCCGCTTTGATTTATTTGGTAATAAAATTAATCTGCTTGGCGCCGATAGCGATACCATTTATCATGGCGTATCATGCGATTACTTTTGGATTAATGAATCGCTCGATGTATCACAACAGGTCTTCGATCAGTCCGAGCAACGATGCCGCAGATTCTGGTGGCAAGATTATAACCCAAAGGTAACAGAGCACTGGGTGTATGACAGGGTGTGTAAGCGGAGCGATGTCGGATTCATTAAGACAACTATCTTGGATAATCCATTCGTTAGCGAAATGGAGAAGCGCAAGATACTTGGCTATGAGCCTACCGATCCGAACGATCGCGAATTGCCTACCTCTAAACGCAGACCACACCCTACTAATATAATCAATGGCACTGCTGATGATTACATGTGGAATGTATACGGGCTTGGCTTACGTTCAGCGCCTGAAGGCTTAGTGTTCCAACATGTCACATGGATTAAGGAGTCTGATTACCCCAAGGTCGACAAGCAATTTTATGCGATGGACTTTGGCAGTGTTGATCCTACTGTGCTCGTGCAAGGCTGTGTTATCGGTAAAGATTTATATCTCAAAAAATTATTCTATGAGCCGTGTGATTCACCAGACAAGATAGCGAGCTTGATTGATGCACATGGTAAGAGTAAGGAATTAATATGGGGTGACAGTGCAAGCGCGGGACATATTAGTTATTTGCGTAGGAAATTTTATAATGTACACGGAGTGAATAAGCCAGCGGGTTCTGTTGCTTATGGTGTATCGCTGCTCAAGAATTATAAAATACATATTGTTGATTGCCCTGAATGGAGAAAAGAACAAACGAGTTATAAGCATAGAGTGATCAATGGGGTAAAGCAGGAGCAGAGCTTTGTTGGTCTTGACCACGCATGGGATGCGGCTCGTTACTTAATAATGGCAAACTTTACTTAGGTAAATAAATTATCATGAACATCTGGCAATACGGAGTACAGACCTTTAATAATATGTTTCGCGTCAAGAAAGACGGGAGCAAATTTTTTTATGTAGCATCTAAATATAACGCATGGGAAGAGCTGAGCTATATACGTGCATACTTAGAATTGCCTGAGCTTAATGCCGCTATCTCTACCAGCGCGCGTATGTTTGGTAATGGTATCATAAAAGAAGTTGGTGATGATGGAATTGAAATTGATTCACCACTTGTTAAGAAGTTGCGCAATCCAAACTGGATGCAGAACGGGCAGGAGTTTTTGCGCCAGACAAAAATATTTAGAAGCATCTTTGGTAATGAATATATATATGAGTTACTTCCATTTGGTATGGATATGGAGCTCGCAAAAAAATCCGCTATCTATACCATCCCATCAAATTGGATAAAGCCTAAGTATGATCAGGACAAACCATACTTCTTTGAAGTGGAAGCACCTGAGTCTTTCTATTATGAACTAAGTTATCGCGGCCAATTAAAAAAGATAGCCAACAACAATATCCTCCACTTCAACGATGATCGTGCTGACATGGATAATGTTTACGATCATAACAATACTAACCTGACTGGAGAGTCGAAGTTGAAAGCGTTAACACCTGCGCTTAATAATCTGAAGATGGCATACGAGACGCGCGGTGTATTACTAAAGAATAGAGGAGCGTTAGGTATATTGAGTAATGCAACGAGCGATAAGATTGGAGCGATACCACTTGAGCCCGGTGAACGTGAGCGCGTGCAGGAAGAGTATTCACGTGAGTATGGTGGACTGGATGGGCAACGTCAATTAATTATAACCTCTGCTGATCTCCGTTGGCAACAAATGGCAATCAGTCCTGATAAGATGGGATTGTTTCATGAGACTGAAGCAGACTTCAATAAGATACTTGACGCGTACGGTATGCCCTCAGAATTATTTGTGCGCACTGCTGGTAGTACTTATGAAAATCAAAAGCAAGCACGCAAGGGTGCATACATTGATACAATCATACCAGATGCGAATGAGTGGATCAGTGGTATTAATAATAAATATCGTAAGGGTGCGAAAACAAAATTGATAATGGACTACATGCACCTGCCAATCTTCCAAGAAGATTTGAAGTCACGTGGTGAGGCAATGACTCAGGTATTTAATGCAATGTCAAAGGCAATGGTTGATGGAGCGTTGACTATTGAAGAATATAAGAACGAGGTAAGAAAGTTTGGAATTAAAATATAAATAATATGGGAAAGAAAAAAGTTGTAACAAGTAAGTCAATAGAGCAGGAAGAATTTAATCCTGAACCTATTGTAGAGCAGGAAGGGATTACTGAACCTGCTGTTGAACAAAGTGAAGTTGCCGCAGTGAAATCTGTTGCGAAGAAAAAAGGCTTATCATCTTTCGGCTCTATGCTCAAGGCAGCAAACGCAAAGCGCAAGGAGCGCAAGAAATTGTATGGAAAAGAAAATTGATAAGGAACGCATTGCTCAGGAGATTAAAGAGCGCGCGAAAAAAATTGACAATAAGCAAATTGTAAAGAAATGAAACCAATAAATTTTATAGGGTGCAATGTGGTATATGCTAAGGATCAGCCTGAGTATCTACCACTACCAGCTCTCAAGACTGAGGATGGTTTGGTAGTTACTTGTTGGGAATTAACTGATGAAGAAGTTGAACAAGTTGTTAAAAATAAAAAGTTTTATTTTTCTCAGCTTACTTTTAATCAACCATTGCAACCAATGAGGCCTGTAACTGATTTATCCGACTTAATTGAGATAGTATGAAAACACCAAACATCACCGGCAAAGAGTTATTCAAGTGGTTGGTAGCTAACAAAGCAGAGTTAATTGACTCTAAGAAAGCGGCAACTAAGTTTGCTGATGCTACTAGCTGTAGTGTTTCGTTACTTAGTAGCGAAGTATCTAAGGGTAAGTATCTCTATGAGGATGATGAAGACGGTGGTAGCTTGAAACGCACCATTGTCGCCAACACGTATAACTACCTTGATTCACATGGTGATGTTCATCTGGAAGGAATTTTTACCAACTCCATTGAGCAACGTAAGAACAGACCAGCACCGCATTTATATGATCATAATTTTTCCGTGCTGTCGAAAGTTGGTAAGTCCCTTAATTATACAGAGCGTAAAATTTCTTGGCGCGAGCTTGGCCTCGGTAAGACTGGTATGACCACGGCTCTCGTGCTTGAATCAGAAGTGAAGAGAGGTATGAACGAGAAGGTGTTTGACGCTTATCTCAATGGTGAGATTGATCAACACAGTGTTGCGATGCGTTACATAAATGTTTCGCTTGCTGTTAATGATGCAGAGGAATATCCAAACGAATATAAAGTATGGGAAGAGGTTATTGGTAAGGTTGGTAATCGCGCAGAGGCAGAGAAGAAAGGATATTTCTGGGCTGTGCGTGAAGCTGCTTTGCTTGAAACTTCTGCCGTACTTGAAGGGTCTAATGTACTGACACCAACATTAGGCAAGACTCAACCGTCTGAGGACATTGAGGAGAAAAATGTTCAACCACAATTTGTATTGAACAGGGTCGCTATTTTAAATAACTTTTTATAAACCAAAACAAAAAAGAAATGAATGACGAAATTCAAAAGGAGTTGGAGAAACTCTTTGGAGCTGCTGGTGAAAAAACCAAAGCAGTTATTAAAACGGAAGTAGCTGAAGCCTTATCAAAGGTTATCACTGCTGACGAATTGGAAAAAAGACTTAAGGCTGTTTCAGTTGATCCTAAAGTAATTGAAAAATTACAAGAGGCGATTGAAAAGCAAGGTCTTGAACTTACTACTTTCCTTGAAGGCAAGAAAGAACGAGAGCAAACACTTGGTTCTGTTCTCCATGCTAATAAGGAGAAGCTTCAAGCAATTGCAAAGAGCGGACGCGAAGCCGCTTTCAAAATTGTTTTGCCTGCATCGTTGCTCGCAAGACTTTAGTTGAGCGTTCTGCTGTATCATCCTCCACGCAAGCAATGCGCTTGACAGACATTGGCCAGCTTGATTATGTGAATGCTGTTATTAAGTCTTTGTTCCGTACGGTTCAAATCTCTCCTGATTCAAATGGCGTGATTCGTTACGTAGACGAAAGCACTGCAACTCGTAACGCTGATGTGAAAGCAGAGGCAGCCGAAGCACCTGAGTCCGCACAGGCATGGACTGAGCGCACGTTGAATCTTTATAAGATCATGGATTCTATCCCTGTGACTATGGAGGCTTTCCGCGATGTGAATTTTATTGAAGGTGAGATCAATCGTCTGTTGAACATC